TCCTATCGCAAACGCAAATCAATTGCAGAGTGGAGGAAGAGAGTTGGTAATGATGAAGCAAACAAGGTGTCTACTCGGGCAGCGTCTGTTGGAACCTCACTACATAGTATAGTGGAAGATTATCTAAACAATAATCTGGATCTAGAAAGGTACAAAGATAAGTATCTTGCGTTGTTACTGTTCAAGCAGGCAAAGTCCATGCTTGGACGTATTAACAACATTCACTTCCAAGAGGCACCTTTATTCAGTCATGAATTTGGAATTGCTGGACGAGTAGATTGCATCGCTGAGTTCGATGGCAAACTTTCGGTCATAGATTTCAAAACTTCTTCAAAGGAAAAGAAAGAATCCTGGATTGAGAACTACTTTGTTCAAGAGACAGGATATGCTAAGATGTATGAAGAGCGATCTGATATCAAAGTAGATCAGATTGTTACTTTGGTCACTTGTCAAACAGGTGATACCCAAGTGTTCATTAAGAACCCTGACGACTATGTGCCTCTGCTAATCGATTACATTGCAGAGTACAAAGATGCCCACTAAAAACAAAAACATTAATGAACTAATTGATGAAAACTTTATGGACAAAAACAAGTTTTCAATGACTATTGAAAACATGGTCAAAGATAGTAACAGAACCATCAATTACATTGATGCTATCGTTGATTTTTGTGAGTCGAAAGACATTGAAATTGAATCAGTTGTTAAACTGATTGCTCCTTCACTGAAGGAAAAGATTAAGGCAGAGGCAACTCGTCTTAACTATATTAAAAAAACAACCAGAGGCGTTCTGCCACTTTAATCATGTATCCCTTTGAGGTTTATCAAATTTATGTTGCACTGAAGACACACTTCAGTCGCAAAACCTATGATTACTTTGAATACCAAGGAAGTATCAAAGTATCAAGAGAAAAATTCATGGAGAGGAATGACGTTTACTTCTTTGAAAAACTCTCCAAAAAATACACAGCAGAAGAAGTAGAACAATACTTTGTATCTAACTTTCTAGTCAATTCTAATTTCCATATCATTCAAATGAATGATAATAATTATATGGACTGGAAAAGAAAGATGCAGAGTATTACTTATTTGTTTGGACAGGATATTGAAAACCTCTCTGTTCAAGTAAATGAATTTAATGATGTGTTCAAATGTAATCGTGGTCATTCTCAATTACTAAAAGCATATCTTGGTGGTAGGGTGATGTTGGAAACTCTTATAATGTTAAATAAGATTACCCATTTCGTTAGTAGGTATGACACGTTGTTGAAGGAAGATGTAATCTGGAAACAACTATCGTTTCTCCTACACAAATATGATCCTTTTATAGAGGAAGACCCCACTAGAATTAAGCAATTAGTACTACAGAAACTATGAACGACAAAGGAATGTTTGCATCTGAGATCGTCCGAAAGGAGATCGAACGGATGCATGAATTGTATAAAGAAATTTACATGGAAACACCTTTGATTGAGATGAAATCAAAGGAAGACAAAGAAGAACTCCTTGGTAAGATGGAACGTCTTATTGAAATGCAAGAAGTTCTATACACTAGGATAAATCTTAGTGATGATAAAGATAGTGAGATGGTCAAAGAAAATTTTAGGATTGCAGCAAAGCAGATGGGTCTCCCAGCAACGCAGGTCGGTCCTGAGGTATTTAAGATCGCTCGGGCATCAATTACTTCTTTACGTCAACAGGTGCTTGACAATCAGATCTAGACCTGCTATCATAATTTCAATGGGCAGATGGGACAGGGCGACTTGTTCGGACGTAAGACCCATTTACACACACAATCCAACTAATCTTTTTAATACGGAGAATACAAATGTCTTTTAAATCCCTTAAAGCTCAAGGTTCCCTTCTGGAGAAACTTAATAAGGAAATCAATAAGGTAGAGGGTGTTTCTGGTTACGTCGATGAACGACTCTGGAAACCTACCATGGGTAAGGAAGGTGTCGGCAGTGCCGTCATTCGTTTCCTCCCTCCTACAGAAGGTTGTGATATGCCTTGGGCAAAGGTCTGGAGTCATGCATTCCAGGGTCCTGGTGGTTGGTATATTGAAAACTCTTTGACAACTTTGGGTCAGCAAGATCCTGTCAGTGAGGCAAATCGTCTGCTGTGGAACAGTGGTCTGGATAGCGACAAGGAAGTTGCACGTAAGCAGAAGCGTAAACTGTCTTACTACAGCAACATCTATGTGATCAAGGATCCTGCTAACCCTCAGAACGAAGGTAAAGTATTCCTTTACAAGTATGGTAAGAAGATCCATGACAAGATCATTGAACTCATGCAACCTGAGTTTGAAGGTCAAGAGGCAATCAATCCTTTTGATTTCTGGCAAGGTGCTGACTTCAACCTTCGTCTGAAGAAAGTTGCAGGTTTCTGGAACTATGATTCCTCTGCCTTTGGTCGTCCTACAACCCTTGGTGGGTTTGATGACGAACAACTTGAAGCGATCTACGACAAAGAGTATGATCTCAATGAGTTCACTGATGCTAAGAACTTCAAGTCATATGATGAACTGAAGACACGTATGGATACTGTGCTCAGGGGTCGTGCTCCTGCACCTGAGGTTCGTGATGAAGAGCGTGGTTACGATCATGCAAGTGATAGTTTCAATGCACCTGACATCACGATGACTCGTTCAACTCCTGCACCAGAACCTGCAGTATCTACAGCAGCACCTGCTGCATCTGAGGATACCTATTCTTACTTTGACTCTCTCGCTAACGAAGATCTTTGATGGAAGCAGTACACGCTTGGAACTCCATGTCATACGGCGAGGGGTTCCTTTTTTCCTTGTGGGTAATTGGAATGTATTACATCAAGCTCCGCATGGATAAATTTATTAAATAATTTCCCGAATTTGAAAATCACTTTTTAGTTACAAAAAAGTCGGGAAAAAAATTCCGCCAAAAATTTGCCCAAAAGGGTCGATGCTAAATTTACTCATGAGTTATTATGAACTACAAACCTTATTCACCAGAGTGGCATAGATACAGGTATCTAAAGGAAGCACTCAATACATATATTGAGGATTATATCGATAATGATGTTATCCTTAATGATATTCTTGATATCATTTGTGAACGCCAAGAGCGAGCACACGCTGAATATCACAAACTCGAAGATCTAGAAATTAAATTAAGGGAGTAACATGCTTTCTACCAAGTATCGCTTAAAAATGCAATTCATTTGCAAGAAAATTGCAAATAAGGAGGAAGTAAAGTTAGAAGAGATGATTTGGGCAGAGAAACTTGCTAAATCACATACTACCGCTAGAGAATGGTTGAAACAGGCACGTCGTCAGGCAGCACAAGACATCCAAGAAGGTAGTATGGATGATTTTATGAATAGGATGGGTTTAGGCGACCCCGATCCATCCAATCACAAAACGGGGTTCGATAGTGCTGACGACATCAAAGATTGGTTCCAAAGAGATAAACCTGATGACTGGAGGCAACGTGATTAACGATTTTCTAGACAATCTTGCTGCTGAGCAGTATCGAAAGATGCACAAGAAAAAAGAGCTAGATCTCTTTGAAGTAATACCCAAATGGAAAGAATGGAAAGAATCACTTCAACGGAGGACGCCCAAATGAGTGAAGATCCAAGAGAGCGTAACGAGCGAAAATGGCAAGAAGCAACAAATAAGGTAATCGCCAATAACTTGGTAATTAACCTTGAGAAACTTTTAAATGGCACAGCAAAATATGTAGTGTGTTCAGATAGAACCACTACACATAGAAAGATTATTATTGAATATGATCACCAACAGAAAGATTAATTTCTAGAAATCTTCAGAGTTTCACTAACATACTCTGTGCTAGGAGTAAATTTCATCTCGTTAACAAAAATCTCAGTAAACTGATCAACAAACGCGGGTCTTAGCACAAAGATCTCGCGTTTTTTGTCGTTTTTACGTAATTCGTAAATGTAGTTAGATACTGGACCTCTAGAATCTTGTAAAGATAGTGTATTGCCATCTGGAGTGACGAATTGGTATGCTTCACCAACTTGCAGACCTCCAGGTAGAACAAGTTGATCGTCGTAATATTGCTCAATCGTCTCATAGTGATGTGGAGCAGTTGGATCATCATATGTGGCGCTAATATACTCTTCAAACGCAATATTACTCAGTGGCCAATCCTCGTATAGATTTTTAATATTGTTGATAATCATGATAA